CAACGCAAGTCTGTATCTGCTGCTGTTTGTATTTTTAAAGTGCCACTATTATGAGTATAGGTTCCTACAATGTCTATTGCTCGGCCATTGCTTCTTTCACTAGTTATTATAGTTGTTGCGCTTGTTGCACTATAGGTTCCTTCTACTGTAAGACTTCCAAAAGAAATAGTAGCAGAGTCATTGCCAGTGAAGGTAGTTCCACTTGTTATAATTGCATCTCCTGTTACAGTAAGTACACAATCATTTCCTGTTGTTAATGCTCCTGCCGTTAGTGTAAGGGTTCCGCCAACCAAATGTGTGCCACCACCAGCTAAATTAAATGTTGTAGAGCTTGCATTTATTGTTAAGTTATTTGGACCACCTGTTGCTGCTAAATCAATATGTCTGTTTGTAGTTCCAGTTATTACAACGTTTAAAGTTCCACTAATTTCTCCATCGTTGTTAATAATATAGGCATCGCCACCATCATCCAAAGTAAGAGTATAACCTCCTCCTGCAAGTTCTCCTAAAATACTAACAGAACCCCAAAGTTCATCAGCCGTTAATGTTACTGTATGTCCACTTGCTATTATGCAGTGGTCACCAGTAGCAGGTTGTCCAGATTCAGTCCAAGTAGCATCGGCGTTAGCGTTACCGCTACCAGCAGAATTAAACGTTGCCATTAGGCTACCTCACTTACTGTGACTATATTAGAGTATATAGGAGAAGCCATTCACTAAATGGTCCCCTGCAAGAATATCTTACAATTACCTGCATTAAAATCTGGAGTCCCAGATGCTATTGTCATTGTAACTGCAATATATCTTAAACCTGTAGTAGAGATCGATTTCATAGCTCCAGTGTTATTTGCAATACTAATGTCATCTCCAACCTGAACCCACTTAGAGTTAGTTGCTGGAGTTGCATCAGCAGAATCAAACAAAGATCCCCATACCTTTGCAGTTATAGTTGCACCTTCACTTTCATTTCTAATTTGAATAGTTGCTCGATCATAGGCTTCAATATCTTCTGTTGGAATCATTACAGTAGTTCCACTAAAAGCGGTTGCTGCATTTTCTATAAGTGACGTTTTTAACGAAGTACTTATTCTCTTTTTTGTTACAGTATTTGCCATTAGTCAGCCCTCTTTTTCTTGGCTTTCTTCAAACCTTTCTTAGGCTTCTTAAGTGCTTTATCTACTTTCTCTTGGATCGTTGCTTTTTTGGACTTAGGAGGTCGGCCCCTACGTTTAGGAGACTTGACGTGAGTCTTAATCCCTCCACCAATGTCCTTTGCATTAACTCCGTCTTCGACTTTAAAGTGCTTAGAGGTTTCGAACTGCCGAAGGAGGTGTTCATCCTCAACTTCGACAGTATCTCCTGGGTTCCAACGGAGGACGTTGCCCGCCCTAGTGCGAAGAATGCGATACTTGTTCCCAATATTGGTAATTTTGACCATTTAATTAGCCTCGTTACCAATCTATTGATCCAAGTCTCTAATGCTTCCTTGTGTTGCGAACTTGTAACAGATTAATTCACCAGCAGTTATGAAGGCATATTCTCTGGAAAGGTTTTGCCTAACTGCTAAGTTAGTGTTGTCTACGTATGTTGTTGGAGCTGCTACTCTGAATGCCAAGTTGTCCATATCTAACAAGAGTATTCTTGCAGTTGCATCAGATTCAGAAGCAACGTGTTGTGATAGGAAAATTGGTATTCCATCGTATGCACCGACACGGGAATCAAAGTTCAAACCAGCTTCGCCTGTAACACCATTCATGTTACCTGCGCCAGTTGGTGCTAAGTCATATCTGAAAGCTGCGTTAGATGAAGCTCTCATTAATGCTTTAAGATCTTGATATGTGTCATATCCAGTTAATAGAATTAGACTGTTGTAGTTTACACCATTTTCTAATGCTGATTGAATTGCATCATCCAACATTGCTAAGGTTAATGCTGTTGGTGTATCACTGTTGTGACCTGTGTGTGCATCTGCCCAAGCAGTTGTTGCTGATTTATCCAGATCATAAATGTCTGCGTCAGCTCTTGTATTACATAATACGTTAGCTGCAGCATCAGACATAGTTACACGGTCTAAAGATTCAAAGTTGTTTCCTGCTACAGTGTCAGTATCTCCACAAAGCATTTGGTCAATGTAGTAAGCGTGAACTTCTCCATTTTCTTTTCTCATAAATGATGCTAAGTTTCCAAGACCATCGTCTGCTTCAGATAATAATTCAGCTTTAGAAGTCATTTCCCATGGAGTTACTACTTCTTTCAAAGTTGCAGTTACTTCAGTTAGATCTATGTGATCTGTTTCAGGGAATGCCCCGCCTTCTGCGACTCCAGCAGTTGTTGTTCCTCTTGCTGTCATTACTCTCCAACCTGATTGTAACCAGGGTTCTTTCTTCAAAAGTTTAAAAACTTCTGACTTAGTATTTAGCTGATTGTAAACTTTAGCCCCGAACATGGTGTTGAACCCACCAGCTGGGTCTGTAGTTTCAATAGGATCGTCAGCTTTACTAATACCGTATCTCTTGGCTATGCCAAGTGTTCCGCCATAGTAGGCGTTTACATATTCTTCCATACTCATTGCCATATTTAGTTTCCTCCAATCATTTCTTCAAGTTCATCCCATGATTTTGAAACATTGTTCCAATCAAAAGATTCTACTTTAGGAGCTTCAGTTGTTGGAGCTGGTGTTTTCTTAGCTCCAGTGTAAACGGATATTCCGTATTTCTTTAATGATTTCATAACAACATCTAAAGAAGGCTCGATCTCAGATTCAGATTTTTCTGCTTCTTCTTCTTCTTCTTCTTTTTCTTCTTCAGGTGTCATTTCGTCAAGCTTAGCTCGCATTGCTTTCATTTCTTCTGCGAGATATTCTAATGTTAGTTCTTCAGGTTCGTCCTCTTTGACTTCCTCTTCTTCAACGACATCAGGTAGCTCTTCAGGGTCAATAACTTCTACTGCGACCTCTTCGGATTTAACTTCAGGTTCTTCTACGACTTCAGTTTCATCCGCTTTTTCTGTGTTGCATTCGCAACCGTCATCCTTCTTGGTCATAACTGCTATTTTATTACTTTCATTTATAAAGTTATTTGCTTTGTCGGCTTTAGCCATTGCAACATCAGTTACCTTAGCTTCTATGTTAGCAGGATTGTCGCCAACCCAGGAAACAGACCATAATCCCAGATCGTTGATTTTGTTAAAACAAGTATCTGCACCTTCTGGACAAACCATATCCTGCGATAGTGTTTCACCCCTGATACTACTTGCTCCTTTTGTTCCAAAATCTTTGATCTCATCCCAAACTTTGTTGTGCATTTCTAATTGATTATGGATTCCATACTTTACTTTTATTTTATCATCTTGTATCTTGTAAGCTAATGGTAATCCTATTGGTATCTCTTCATGTTGATAAGAATAGACTCCGTATTTCATATAGAAATCCATTGACTCTTCTAATACATTAGTAGGAATCAGATCGTTTTGTTTATCTATAATTGGAGCATTGATATAGGTCTCCATAACTCGATCATTATACCATTCTTTTCGATAGACTTTCCAGCCTTCAGAATCAGTGTCCATGTTAGTAGTTTGTATTACTACTATTTATTTGTGACGGTTATGTCGGCTATGCTTTTAATCATTGTAAACTCCACAGTAATCACATTCTGTTTTTGTGCAGTCTTGCATTTCTTCTATATCAGATTTTAACTCTTTGTACATACTTGTCCAGAACTCTTTAGCATTTTTTACATCTGCATTAAAATCATCTTCTACATGAGCTTCGTGAACTGAGCAATGTCTGTCGCCAAAGGATTTGCCTGCTGGTAGATACCAAGAGCATTCTGCACGATTCCAAGATCGGTCAACATAGCCTTCAATTTCAAGGCCATTTTGTTTGGCCAAATCAAAGACGTTTTTCTTACTTGCCATAATTACCTAAAGGGTTGGGGTTATATAATCTATGGTTGGTATTTTCGTAGGTAAAAACTGTAAAATAAAGTAGGGAAAGATTATATAATTATGATAGATTCTTCATAAAAAACTCTGCAACCCTTCTCCGATGTTTTTCATACGCATTAGTCAAAAAACGTGTGCCATCACGATAAGGTGTTCCATACTCTACTGGCTGTGCATACTCTACATTCGTACCAATAGATTTCTTCAGAACTTCTCTTTTAACGTTAATAGAAGCACGTAAACGGCCTGTATCTACTGGCACGGTCTGTTGGGCTTCCAAAGAGATTGCATCAGCAGTATCGTCTAATGCTTGATCTAAAGTTAGAGGATGTGTTTCTGCTATTTTTTGTAATGTTGATTTGAAAGCATCTCCGCCTTTTATTTCAATTCCCATTACTCATATCCCAATACTTCATCAACAGAAGCATCGCCATATTTATTTTTCCATTTTCTATTAACGTATCTCTTGGCTTTTTCGTAATGTGCAACCCGATGAGCCTTAGCAATCTGCTCTCTTCTTACACGATCTCCATTTTTCCAATCTAATTCAGATTGACACTCTTGACAAAATCCACTACTTAGTATATTAACTCTCATTCCGCTTGCTAAACATTTCTTACAATTTGCCATTTATTCCTCCTGGTCAATTGACTGGAAACAAATACACCCGTCATGATCGTCACCTTCCCAGCCACAGTAACAGATCATGGAACCCTCATTAAAACTGTTCTTTGATTTGGATGCAACAAAGAATTACCGCTTAATCTCATTTTATATTTTGGAGCAATTTCTGCTTGCAACTCTATTAGCTCATTCATTAACAAACCTTCTGCGGGTATTCTACGATCAAGTTCTTTATGTGCATCACAAGTTCTAGCTCCTGATGCAACAACTAACGTGTACTTAAACGGCTTCTTCCTTTTCTGTTCTTGCTTCTGATAAGATGCTAACCTGCCTTCATTAGTTACATTAATAATTTCAGTCCTTGCAATCCTGGTTAATTTGTAAGTTTCTGTGTTTATTACTTTCTGCATCTCTGCAACTGTATTAGGAATACTACGACCTTCTACTATTGCATTAGTAATTTCTGCATTTAATTTTGTACTAAGAACTACAGACAATTCGTTGTATGCATTTGTCTGCGCTTTACCTGATTGTAATGCCCGAATTGCATCTTCATCAGCTTGATCAAAATCTATGTCTAATGTATCTGCTTTATATACTAAATTAGTTGTTTCTTCTTTTTTAGAGCCGTAACTCAGGGACTTTTTGTCATCTACTGCGTTTATTTGACGTACTCTAGCCTTTGCCCAAGAGTATCCTGCATCGCCTCCCCAAAGCAAATGTGCAATATATCCTGCACTTGGATCATGTTCGTTACCCCAATTCTCTCCCTGCCTGTCTACTTGATGTCTATCAAAAAATGCTTTCATTCTTTTACAAGTCTTAGGTGATAAATTAACTCTGTTCTTAATATCTCTAGCTCTTGCAACTCCTACTTCTGTTCCACCTCTGCCAAACTCTCTACGATATTCTAATCCTTTAGCAGCTTCTTTTGCCATCGCTGCAGTTGGTTTAAAATTAATATGAGAATACTTATCTTGTTTTTCTAAAACTTTAACGCCATCTTCTTGAGCAGCAGATTTGAATCCGTGAATGTAAGCATCTCTCATTTCTCGATCTACTAACTGTTTAAGATCTTTACCTAAATTAATCATCAGCATTGGCAACATTTCATTTAGTTCTGAAAATGATTGGGCAGAACGAAGTCTATTGACTTCTCTTTTTACTGTAATAGCAAGGTTGCTATCTAAGGCTGATACAAGTCCGCTTGTTCGCTTGGCTCCTCTTCCGCCTGAGACGTTGGCAAACTTGCGAAGTTTGTTTCGGGTAATACTAATTCTCCTTCTTCATCTAAATCAACAGTAATTCCTACTGCCTGGAATGATGCAATAACATTAGCTTTAGTTTGTAAATTTGCTAAATGTTGTTGTTCATTGCGTTCATCAATGTCATTGAATACTACAGTCCAATCTGTAATTTTTAATAGATCTATTAAAGGGGCAAAAAATCCTTCAACTAATATTTGCTGGGTTTCTGCAATTGTTCGATCCATCATAGACAACTGTTCGCCTTCTGCATTCAACCCACCAACTCCAGATACATCACCAACTGCCAAAGGCATTATTCCATAAGAACCATTAATGTCTTGATTTATTTTATCCATATACGGGATCATAGCAGTTTCATTTTGACTTGGCATAATCGTAACAAACTTAGCTCCTGATTGCCCTTCACCTGATGATATAATTGGAACAAAGTTAGGATTTCTCCTGGTTTCTTCTGCTATGTATTCTCCCAATCTATTAAGAGCTGATTCATCTAAGTTAGGAATATCCAAGAAACCTTTAGGTGGTCTTTCTAATCTAAACAATTTGTTTTGGTATGCTTCTATTGCCAATGCTGTTTCTATTTTTTTACTTAATCCTATGATCGGTGATTCGCCATAAAGACGAGCTGTAGAACTGTATTTGTTAAAATGTATAATCTCATCCCTTGCAAAAGGAATGTCTCCTTCAGGATCTTCAAATGTATAAGCAATAAACTCTAACTTAGTTCCGCACTCAGAACAAGCCGTTCCATTAGCCAAACTTCTACAAGTAGGGCAAAACATATCTTCAGTCTGAAACTTGCCATATCGATCTGTGTTAAATCTCATGTGTTTAGAATCTTCAACCCAAAGTTGAGATACTTGTTTGCCTAAGATCTGACCGCCTTCATCTTTTACATAATCATAAACTATAGAAATCCAAGCATCATCAAACACTTCTAATTGCCTGATAATAGCTTTACAAAATTCTTCGCCTGTTACATCAGATTCGCCATTTGTAGGATCTATTAACAATCTTTCAAGAACTCTTTTTTGATCTTCACTTGGAGTATCTACTACTTGTTCTAACCTATAACCTTTGGCAACTGTTTGAGATGCAATCCTGGTTATTACTGTTTGAAGATGAGAATAATTAATTGCAAGATCTTCTAAGTGATGTAAATTATATGGAGGATCTATTCTCATTGGTCCTGTGCTTCCCATTGCAGGAGCCATATCATAAACTGGCGTTCTTGCTTCCTTTTCTAAATTGCCATTTAATAATTCAACCATTGACCCTGTTTGTTTTGGCTTGCTCCTAAATCTGTCAAAGAATCCCATACTACCAGTCTGGGTCAGACCTCTTTGCTCTAATAAGCCTTTCTCTATTATCGGCTTGATATATGTAACTTTTAATCGCAGGCTCTAAGAATTTAGCGACAGTGACTCCGTGCGTTTTAGCTAATACTTTAACATCTTCTCGAACTCTGTTGTCAATGCCTTTCAATTCGAGTCGAGCCATTAAGACGACAGACCCCTTATGACTTGTTTTGGAACATGAGCTTGGCCAAAAGAGTGAAAATTGGTGTAAAGGTCTGTCATCGGTATTGCCAATGCCCAGTCCCCTTTATATATTTTGTTTAGTCTGCTAAACCGTAATCGCTATAATCATCCTGCAGCCTTTCTCTACGATCACGAATTGCTTTAGATGGCCTAAATTCTTTGTATTTATTTTGAACTTTTCTTCTTGCTCTTTGGATTGTTTCAGTATTAGGAGCATAATGTAAAAGATCATATAAATCGGATAAAAACTTCTCATTCTCACATTGCTTTCCACTGTTGCTTGTTGCTAAATAATATTCTCTTAGAACAAGATATTCCAAGAATGTAGTACTATCTCTACAAACAATATTGTCTTTAAGATGTTTGCGAACTACATCTTCAGTCTTATCTAAATTTTTGAATGCGTCATACGCCATTTTATATCCTCCTTTATTTCTTTAACCCATGTCTTTGTTGATGTCACAAGATTATCTTGATGGTCAATCTCTAACAGTTCAGTTGTTATTGGTTTTAATTTTTTCATATTTACTTCTTAAATTCTATCGCTTCTTTGGCTAAGTTCCTCTTGCTTTTGTATTAACTCATTATTGGTTAAATCTTCGCCACAGATCTTACAACAAATATAATTAGGATTACAAGGTTCAAGACAAAATTCGCAATTCATTCAAACAACTCCCTTAATGCCCAACTCTTAAAATCTCTTTTGGTTGTTAAATATTCTCTTATTATAGATACTTCTTCTTCAGTCTTTTTTACTCTATCAAAATATGCATCATGCAATCTTGAAAAGTCTTTTCTCAAAAGATGGATTCGTTCCCTTAACCATTCTTTCTCTTCTTTATGTTCTTCTTTCATGATCTCCATTTCTTGAGATAACTTAGCTATGGTTGATGCCATTAATGATTGCCCCCACAAAAACCGCAGATCATTTTTGTAATGCCTGTTTCTTCTAATAAAACTATATCTCTTATAGATCTGCAATCATAATTACAGTGTTTACAAATCATTTATTTTACCTCCACATTTACAAGTTTGTTATCTGCCTGGTATTCATTTGCAACAGTAACAAACCCGTTAGGATCGTATCTGTCAGGTTTAGCTAAATGAACTATCTTTTTTTGTGCCAATGTAGATAGTAAAGCTCTTACTTGTTTGATTGGTAAACTAAACCACATTTGGTCTATTCCAGTCATTAGCCCATATCCATCTGAGCTAAAATCACTACTTGCAATGTCGTCTAATACTTGCTTTTCCATTTCGGTTATTTTGGTTTTCATTTTTGTTTCACCCCTTTGTGGGTAAACTAAAGATAGCTGGGGGTTATATAAGCTTTACTATACAACATTACCCACGATTTCCTACCATCTCCCCCATCAAAGGCGTATATATCATGTCCATCTTACACTTGTAACAATCTTGCATTGGCCTTCCTTCTTTCTTCTCACTAAAAATAAAATGGTCAGGATCTATTAATCTGTGTTCTTCTTCCCAACGTTCTCCGCAAACAAAACAATTAAATCTCCACCTCAACGCTTGTACCTCGTATCAGGATAATTATATTTTGTAGTGATCATAACTCCTAAGTGTTCGCCTTTTAATTCAACAAACACTATTTTATCTTCTTCTCCATAATAACTTTGTATCTGTTTACACAACGCTTTGGTTAAATCTTCTTGAAAGATTTTAGTGTCTTTATATTCTTCTAAGATCTCTAAGATCGTTTCTACTTCAATAAATCCTGGGACATCTAACCTAACCTCATAATTATTGATATGCCCTTTGTTTGGACAAACTGCTGTCATTTTTGTTTCATGTATTATTTCCATTATGCCTCCAAAAGCGTCTGAACTTTGGCAGATTCTAAGGGTCTAAATCCTGTCTTTGGATTTTTAAGAAAATTTGTAGAATCTATACTATCAGCACCTATTCTTTTTGCCCATACTATTCTTTTAAAAGTTCCAACTCTACCAATGTGACAAGGTAAATTATTGTTATGTGCAAAATCTACCCATTTAGATCCTGTTTTTATTTTCCATTTAACTGTACCTCCAACAAAAATCCCATCAAACTTATGTATTACAGGTTCTACTTCTTTACATTCCATACCATCCTGGACAGCTAAATACCATTTGTAGTCCAACTCTTTTAATTTGTCGATCCATTTTAAACTAAATTCTAATGATCTTGCGCCCGCACCCACTATATCTGGAACAATTATAAAATCTGGTTTTGTTTTAACTTTAGGTAATTTCTTATATATCATCTCAGTAAATGCTTGTTCGTCAAAATCTTCTCCATTAAGGTATGAACTGTAAGCTCCATTATCTAATGTCCAATATCTCCATTTAGCATCATATTGGTATCTCCAAGTTTTAGGTGTTAATGTTAATCCATAATTATTATCCCACATATATTCTAATGCTTTCCCTGCGGTAGAACCACAATATACTTTCATAATCTCTCCAAGCACTTCTTACAGTTTACAAATGCTGTGTTCTTCCTGGACATTACTCGATACTCTGAATCTGTGCAAGAGTATCCACACAATGTCATGTTTGGCTCTTCTGATGCATAGTGTTTACGCTTCATTAATCTATTGTAATGACTGACCCCTTAAAGCAGTTATTGATGTCAGATACTCCGTGTTTTTCTTTCTGATAACAATGTCTGCACTTGTTAATATCGGCTGACGATCTTCGGTCTGGAATTGAATTGTTGCAGATCTTACATCTAATTACTTTACCAAATCCCATGTTAATCTAATGTTATAATAGAACCCTGGAAACAGGTTTCCAGATCTGATATTCCGTGTTTTAGTTTAGTATAACAATGTTTGCAATGTATCTTATCTTTTGCTATGTTGTCCCATTTACCCAACGGATCGTTGCATTCGGCACAAGCCTTCCATTCGTCTTTTGTTAGTGTGTTTCCTTTGTTCATGTTTTTACCTACTGTAATAACTGTAATTCACCGTAGCTTCCTGGGTTGCCGTTTACTTAATTTGTAGTTATCCCTAATGGAACCTCTCCTACTCGACCCTTCACAGTGAGGTCTTACCTGCTACAAACAGGTAAGCTGCTATCCTTCTTCGTAGGTAAACGAGGCAGTATTCCGCCCATCCTGCTGCCGATGTGGGATTTGAACCCACGTCTGCCTATTATTGATCTTGAATGCTGTCCTTCATTTTTATCGGATACGGGCTATAAGTTCTCACCGATGCTCAAGCGTGTCTTGAACTTATACAACCAAGCGAGTTTTGATTCTCGCCTTTTCATACCTGCATTCACGTTGGTTTCGGACTGTTCGCAAACAGCTCCAACTCACTAAGGCCGTCTTATACCTGACTCAGACCAGACGACATAACAGGAGTACACCAATTCAAAGATTGATGCCTCAACGCTACGGTTTTGCGAATGTAATAACGGACCAAGCCCACAAACATACCTGCCGAAAGCCTCCCTGGTAGAGATCTGTGGGGCCAGTATCGCAGAAAGCCACCCCATACTGTGTCCGTTTAAGTTGCTTTGATTCAAGGGAATAAATCCAGACCTTGATTGTCCTCAAAGCAAATTATTGGTAAGAAGCCTACGGTCACAGGTGTCGCCACCTTTCGTAGGTTGTTTCCAACCAAGTTGCCTAAGCAACAATACTACAGTAGATGGGGGTTATATAAGCCTTTAGTGTGGGTTTTGTGCTTAACTCTGTTTTTTGTAGCTTTAAAAAGATTATAGCATCAAAAGTCTTTCCAGCTTGTAATCTTCAAACCACGCTTGTCTATTTCTTGAATTGCAAGTTCACACATCCACAAAGATATTACTGCATCTGATGTATGTCCATCTAACCTGCCGTTCTTTCCCCACATAAGCCTAGACAAACCTTCTACCAATTTTCTAGATCCTAATGGTCCTGCCTTATTTACTTCTTTATTCCAGGGTATTATGTACTTACCTTGTTCTAATGCTAACGCTATTCTAGGAATACCAATCTGTGCGTGATGTTTTTCTGAACCTGTTCTATGTCCTTTAACAGGTAAAGATGCTAAGTCCTTAGCTGCGTGTGCTACTAATCTTTGGAACCCATTAGTCTCTACCATAATCATAGATGGCTTATATTTTTCTGCCAATGATACAAGATTGTTTACCTGAGCCGTTAGCCATCCAGCCCCTTCTGCTTTTACTTTACCACACCACTGATAGATTACATGACGCATTTTTGTTGTTCGATCATAAGATAATACACAATAAGCAGTTTCGTCATTTGCAGTATCTAATCCTACCGCCAGATCTACACCAATAACAATATCACTATCTTTTAGGGGTTCGCCAAATCCTATCTCTTTGTCTAAACAAGGTTCGATTACTCCCCACGGAATTACAGCAGTTTCAGGATCTAAAGGATTTAACAAATACTCAGACTCAAAAGCCCTGGTTCCCATCGAATGTCTTTCAGCTTCTAATCGATCCATAGTCCAATACTCAGGCCATCTTGGTTTTCCTTCTTTGTTTAAAGCAGGATGCCAAACGTGCGCCCAGTCAGAACTTTGCCTAATCCAATCCGTTGCATCTCCTATTCTCTTTTGTGTTCCAATAAGTAAGATCTTACCTTCAGGCAATCGCATTGGCATAACGACTCTTTTAATGTAATGTATAATTTTATTATCAGGATGCCTAGCAAATTCTTCCAAGATATCATCCATTATAATCAAGTGAACGTGCGGACCCTCTAATGCTTTGCCAATAGACGCTGCTCGAATCCTACTACCATTTCTAAAGTACTTAGCTCCTTTTCTCCATGAACCGCTATCTTCTGGACCTTTGATATGACTATTCAATCTCCAAGATCGTTTACACAATTCTTCAAACTGTTCCATTTTGTCAATCGCTTGATCTAAAGTTGCAGACACATACAATGCCCTATAGTTAGGATATTTGTGCATCATATACGCACAGTATGTTAAAGTAAACGTAGTTTTCAAATGCCCTCTTGCACACATTATTCCTACATATTTTTTATCAGAATTAATTGTATCTAACCATTCAGTGTGCATATCTCCTAAAGGAACAAAGTCGCTTGGCTCTTGTCTCATAAAGTCACCTAACACATCATCAGCAAAATCAATAAACTCCAGATCTTGCTCTAACAATCCCTTAGCAAGAAGATGTTGCGTGAATTTATCTAATCCTTCAATATCAGACATTTATCAATATACTCCTGGTTCTTTGATACTGTAATATACTTAGCATCTCTAGCAACCATAAAATCTGACAGTGCTTGAATGTTATTAGTTTCAAATAAAACTTCTCCTGTTTCACTATCACAAATCCTAAACACTTTCAATCTCCATAATCATTTCTCCGATTTGTTTTGCGACTTGGGGGACAACTGCGTTTCCAAGTGCTCTAAGTCGGTCCACCCTATTGGAAACCCCATTAGCCACTCTACCCACATTGGGTTCAACGTCCCACTGCCCGTCGATCTTACATCTGGATGATTGCCCAACATTTTCTGCATTTTCCCGTTTGGCGTTCCTGCTGCGTCCTCGTTTGCTGTTGGTGTCGGCCACATCTCCATGTGTCCTACTGCGTCCTTTAACTTCACTCCCCACCTTACTCCGTCCTTGTTTTTCCTGCTGAAGCTCCCGTTTCGTAATTCTACGTTTTTTACCAGTCCGCCTTCCGTGTCGCTTACCCTTGGTGTCGGCCACTGCATTACTCTCCCTGCTAACCTTACTTGTTGATTCTTGCTGTCTGCTCGATTTGCTGCTCCTTTGGAAAGGTGCCGATGATCTTTCTCTGTCGGTGTTGGCCATTTTTGAATGTACTCTGTTTGAGTTTCCCCTGTCTTTTTCCAGGGTGCATCGCTTCCCCCTTCCAACCCATTTGTCGTTGGAGTTGGCAATCTTTTTTGCAACAATGAAGATTCTTTCCCTTCTGTGCGGCGCACCAACGCCACCTGGTCCTCCCGCTGGGTACACGTCCCAGACCGCATCATACCCGCCCTGGGCCAAGTCCCTGAGAACTTCTGCAAATGCCCTTCCAGAGTTTGCTGATAGCAACCCCGTGACGTTTTCAGCCACGACCCATCTTGGTTTAACTTGGCGAATGATTCGTGCAAATTCTCCCCAAAGCCATCTTTCATCAGATGTTCCACCACGTTTTCCTGCAACAGAGACGGGCTGACAGGGGAAACCCCCACAGATAAGATCGACTGGCTCAAGTTCTTTCCCGTCGATCGTGTAGATGTCTCCGTAGATCTTGGCTTCGGGCCATTGATGTTTGAGAATTTGACTGCCAAATTTATCTACCTCCACCATCCAGGAACATTCCATTCCTGCCATTTCAAGGCCCAAATCCAATCCTCCAATCCCTGAGAATAGACTACCAAATCTCACTCCATCTCCTGAACCATCTCTACCCAGTAACGGATTGTAAGATTAATCTTTTTCTGTGGGATCTTAGCTTTCTTCATTGCTTTAGGTAAGTTCTCTGCTATCTCTTCAATCAATGTCTCTTTAACATTCTTAGCTCCTTCTAACTGTAATAGCAATCTAATGATATTGACCATCTCGCTTGCTTTGATTTCATAATGATCAGAATCTAATTGAGCAATAAACTTGTTTTGAACTGCGTGTAGTGTTTTGATATGCTTCTCTATTGATTGGGCTGTGGTTCGCTGTGTTTCGCTTTGTATAGCCTTTCTTTGTTGATCCCGTAATTCAGGCCAATTATTTTTCAATGACCACCCTCTAATCGTAGTATCTGAAAGTGTGTTTGTATATTGCTCTCGTATCTTATGTGATATTGTTTTGTATCCAAGACCTTGCAAATAAAGAGTTCTCGCTTCTTCTTTTATCTTATCATCATAACGCATTATTCAGATTTGTATTCTTTGACGTATGATTTGATAACTTGTCTTGCTAACTCTGAAACAGGTCTGCCTTGTTTCTTTGCTATCTTACTGAACTCATCCCAACTATTTTTAGTTCCCTTT